GGAGAAAACAATGTACGCCAGACCGCGCCATGCGGGAGTGTTTGCTACTCCAAGTGTCGCTTGTATACGAGGATCCGCGGCTTGCGTATCGGTGCCGTTGTAAACTTCAAACCCTGTCGCAGCAGCATTGCTCGCTTGTATCGTAGCGGGATCATTACTGCCAGCATCATAATACAAGTCAGCACCAATCCAAATCCGTCTAACACCAGCGATTGGCCCTTTGCACAATCCAACCGCAAATGTTGCCGAATAGGTATAGGTACGAGTGGTACTTTTGGCACCGCCACCCTTCCCTCCCTGTTTCTTCTTGGTAACGGTCTCCTTGATCGTGTTATTCTCAAGCCAAAAAACATTTCCATTGACTGTTACCGTGCCATAAACACGAGGAATTACTGAGCCGTAGGTACTAGTTTGGACAGAGAGATCACTAAGGCGAGGACCGTTGATAGTCGGACCTTTGGGCGGGTCAAGATAACCGCCGGCCATCATCCCGATCTGCGCACCGTACATCATCGCAGTTGCCGCTTTTACGCCAAGCGGGCCGGCAAGGAAGAATCCAGCTACCGCGCCAAGTGCTCCGCCAACTATTTGTCCGCCGCTACTCATTCCTCGATCTCAATCTCGACAAAGCGATAAACGCGCACAATGCGGGCTGCCCACATCGAGGATAGTCGGTGCTCGCAACAGACGCCAACAGACTCATAAGCGTGAATCATGGTTTCGCCCGCATAGATTGCCAAGTGTTGCGGGTCGCTGGCAAACCGCATCAGCAACAAATCGCCCGGCTGTTTGTCATTGATAAAAACTCGCTGCAGACCCGGCTGCTCATCTAACGCGCGTTCAAGCTGTCCGCCTGCCGGGGTTCGCCCATACCCGGAAACGTCAAAGTAATTGATCCCAACACACTGCGCAACATGCACAGCAACACCGGCACAATCCAGACCGATCCCAACTTGGCGTCCCTGATGCCAAAACGGCGTCCCAACACACTCACGAGCGGCCGCAAGGATATCGTCTGTTACGATCATCTCTGCCCTATATGAGCATAGGTACTGCCGGCCGGGATCCATGGAAACCCACCGAAGTTGAGAACATTGCTTCCACCAGCCCGAGCCTGACAGTCTGAGAGCCTTTTTCGGCATCCTCGAACTGCAGTGTAGGTATTCCCAATTGCAGGCAGATAATAAAACGGTTCAAATGTAACGAATGCTCCGCCGGAGAAGCTTTTAATTTCGAGCGGTTTGAGTCCGGCGTTTGGGCCGCTGGTAAATTGAATCGTTCCGCCGCCGAAAACATCCGCAGCTTCAGCTCGTCCGGAATCCGCAAAAGAAGACGAGTTGGTAACACCGGTCAAAGTACCAGAGACTGTGTTTCCATTGGCAGCGAGATTGACCATACAACCACCGTATTCCTGACCACCGAAGGTTTTCGAACACTGTGCATTGTAGGTCTGCCCGATTGTTTGCCCGATCGCGTCCAACAGAGACATCTCTTCAATTTTGTAACGCGAATCCATTAGGGTAGTTTTGCCAAGGAAACTGGCAACAATCGGCTCTTGATCCTCTATTGGATTATTCCAAGTCGTCGCAAACAAATAGGCACGAGCCCCATCAAACAGACCGCTATTAACTTGATCGTAACCGATTCCAGATAACCCCGCAATACCTTCCAAATCGATTATAGAAGGAGACATCGTCGCAGTTGCTGTGTAACCAGTAAAATCATGCCCCGAGGCCGAGAGGTATGTGTGGCCATTCATCGTCAAGTCTCTTGGGAAATGCGTCAAATAAATAGACGACCCAATCTTCGGAACGATCCGAAGACAAATGACTCGATAACGATAATCGGCAACGACGGGTTTCACGGGTTGAGAAGTTCCAGCAGAGTCAAGGCGGCAATGTCACGGTAATCAATCAGATTTTGAGTGATGTTTAACGCGCTGTCAAACCTGGCCGGGATATCAAATTCACATCCTCCGGTAACGGTTTCTCCTGCTTGCGGACGAGTATTCAGAGTTCCGCCGCTTGTCCAAGTGCCATACGCCAACGAGTTTATTCCGGTCAGCGTGACGTTATTGCCCGATACCGTAATCAGTGAACGTTGACCATTCAACTGAGTCATCCCACCAAACCCAGACAAATTGACCGCCTGTCCCGTCACAAACGGCGGCGTTGAAGCGTACGTGATAACACAAGGATTGGCCTTGGAAACAGCAGTGATAGCAACTCCCGTGGTCACGTTGGCAGCAAATGTGACCACCCCGGTAGTTGTATCAACAGACCAGTCAGCAGATCGAATAAGTACCCCGGCAATTCCAATTAGCACTGTTCCGGCCACCGGTTTGAAAATGGTGCGATACGGGCGGCCGATAGAAAGCGGGGTTCCACCCTCTCCGTATACTTTCTGGAGTTGATAGGTAGCCCCGAGCGAAATGGTCGCTAGAGCCTGATCAAACGCGGTGGGAGAATTGGTTTGCGCGTTGGTAGTATAGTCATCAAGACATTTGACCCGAAACCCCGCATACGTGCCAAACGCTCGGTGGTACGTATTGGCAATGTTTTGATAGAGCGTGGCTGCCTTGGCATCGAACTCGAAATGGAACTCTCGAACCGGGAAAGGATGCAAAAGACTGCGGTACTCGCTTCCGTTCTTGGTTTTGGTGATCTCAACCGAATAAGCGTCCCCGTAAGACGCTCCGTACTTCACCGCAACCGACAGTCGTTCTTCAAGAAACGCGCCCATTAAACGTACCTTTGACCCGCACGAAACACTGCCAAAGCTTCCCGCGTACCGATTCCAGCCGCCCTTCTTGTTTCCAACGGGCTCCCATTTGGAACGACAACAGTGACATTATAAACAGCACCTTGATGGTTGCCATTGTCCAGTTGCTTGTTTTCAGAGGCCGGAGTGATTTTCTCACCCTTGTGGATTTTCGCGACCATATCATAAGGAACATAATCGGTACCAACGCCGAAAGACGGAAGCGGCAAACCGCCGGCGGCGCCCAGTGAGCCAGCGAGAGGTAAGGCATCGCCGCCTCCTCCTCCGCCAAACCCACCGAGCAACTCACCAATCCATCCGCCAATATTTCCAGTCTTGCCCATGTCTCCAAACAGACGTCGCATTAGGTCGGCGGAGACCGCCTGAGCGATCATTTTCTGAATCATCGTCCCGAAGCTCTGGAGCATGTTTTTCGTGCCTGCTTCAAACGGATTAAACAGAAAATCTGCCAACGCCTTTTGCATGTTCTGAGTAGCAGACTTCGTGAACTCGTCTAAAGCGTCGGCTTCCTTTTCCAAAGCAGTAGCTCTGCGTTCGAGCGCAACATCTACCACCTCTGCATATCTCTTGACAGCTTCTTCCGAACCCTCGACACCGAACTTGCCATCCAGATAAGCGTCGGCAATTCGTTGCATCAACTCGCGTTGCTTCTCGAGCTTTGCAGTATCGGTGTTGGCAATGAGATTGTCCATCTCACGCCTGATTTCGAGCACTTTAATCTCGGCCGTTGCTGCTGCGGTCGCCGCAATCGCCGTCTGCTTCCACACATCAGGCATTGACTCCCACTCAGGATCTCGCATGAGAGTGAGCAAGGCCTTTTGAGCATCGTTCAACTCCCGCGTGGCATCATCGGCAGTGACCACAGTTTTCTTAATGCTTTCCAAGGCCTCGGCGTAAACCTTCGCCTGCTGGTTCTGCTTCTCGACCGCAATCTGTTTTTCCAGCAGCACGGTAATCGCTGCCTTGTGAGCTGCGGTCAGCTTCAACTCACCCATGGCGATGTCTTCGGCAAACTTAGCCGCCGCCTTTTGCCCATCCGTCAATTTCTCTTGTCCATTGCCCTCAAGAATCGCCGCGGCAGTTTTTTCACGAATTGACTTGGCCAAATTGGAATACGCCGATGCTTCCTTGTCAATCGCTCCGGCTTTGTTCTTGGCAGCTGCAGCTGCTGCGGCTTCGGCCTCTGCCTTGGCTCGGGCAGCTGCGCCTTTCTTAATCCGTTCTTCTTCGCTCATGGATGAGGTTTTTGGCGCCTGCGTTGAAGGCGGCTTGCCGTTCAAAACACTCTCGGAAAAGGCCGATGCGCCGGCCAACGCGGTTTGATTGTCAAGTTTCCAAGCCTCTTTGACCGCTTGAGCAGCGACAACATTGCCTTCCCATAAAAACTTTGCCTGAGCAGCAGCGGCGGCGCCTAGGCGGGTGATATACCCAACCGCAGCAGCGAATCCGTTGCCGATCAACATCGCCGCCTTCGTGCTCCATTCAACCATCAATGCCAGCGACTTGCCATAGTTCTGAACTGTGCCGTCTCTGCTCGCCTTGTCTAACTCTTCATTCGAAGCTTTCAGGGCGCGTGTCAGAGTATCTACCGAATCGCTCAAAGCTGGCAGGAACAACTCACCCATCTTGATTTTGAGATTGTCCCAGTAACGAGTGAGCGAGGTAATCGCCTTGCCGGCGGTTCCCATTGCCTCCTCGTAAATGCCTTGGTATGAGATTGCCTCTTGAAGAACAGCGTTGGTCCGGGCCATGACCTTTTGTTGTTCGGTAAGCTTGTCGGAGCTCGTCCCGATCTGACCGGCAAGTTTCTTATAGCTAGTTTCCCAGCTGACATTCATCCCCATAGTGCGAAGGATTTCAATCTCGCCGGATTTAATTGCTTGGATCATTCGTTCCATTGCTTCAGACGAATTGATTCCGGCAACCACCGCCAAATCTTGAGCAGCGCGACCAAGGTCACTCGCCTTGGCAAGATCAATGTTGGCTGTTGCAAGTTGGACAACAGCATTCCGCGACTGCATCATAGAGATGCCTTGCTCTTGCAATGCCTTGGAGTATTTCTCAACTTCCGCTCGAGTGTAACCGGCGTTGTTGCCGGCGATCTTCATGACAATGCCCATGGTCTCAAATCGAGCGGCCATCATGGACGAATCCTTGACAAAGTCGGCAACCTTCCAAGCGGCAAATGCTTTGGCTATGTCCCCATAAGCTTGGCGAAGCACCCCGGTCGCAGTAGTCAGTTTTTTGGTCTGGGTTTCGGCCGTCTTGCCCTTTTCGGTCAGCTTATCGAGCTCAACTCCACCTTGCTTGACCGCATTAGCATCAACCGCCAAAACCAGTGTCGCTACATCCGCGCTGCTGCTCATATTGTGCTTTCAACCAAAGAGTATCTAACCTTCTGATGGCGGCTAGTTCCCAAGTTTCAAGCGGCATCCCGACCGTTTGAGACCACTCGCGAATATCAACCAAACTCAACCGCTCACCGTTTCGCCGCTCGTTATGTAGTTCCGTGAACCAATTCCACACATGATTACACAGAACTGGCAACCCCGGAGCTTCTGCCAACTGTGCAGGCATAACACCCGATTGCCGGAAAAGACTAAGAAGATGGGTTTTTAACGTTTCCCCATCATCTTGCCTTTCCAGCAATGCGAACTCTGACTTGGCAAACTCTTCAAGCTCGCAAGTCAGGCCTTCAAAAAATTTGCGAGATCACCAATCCCTTCATCCACTTGCCGCTTGATCCACGGCAGGGCATTGTAAACCAGCAGGGCGTTGGCCGAGTTAAATGGCAATTCCTGGCCCCGAAAAAGCAAGGTCTTGACATCCCCAGTCCGCCATCCAATCGAGCAGGCGACCAACGCCGCCGTGCTGTCTTCCTCGGCTGCCTCGACCGTTGTCACTTCCGGATCACGCCCGCGCTTCCGGTTCATCGCTTCTTTCCGGAGCCTGGCATTGATTGATTGACGGGTGTAATCCTTGAAGACTTGCGAATCACGACCGAGCACCGAGATAAAGATATCGAGCGGCTCATCGGTTGTCGGATGCCGAAGCTCGATCTCCGCGCCGGCGTCGCAAGCGGCAACAGTATCGAGAGAAGCGAGGTCGAGAGGGATCATGCTTGGCTATCCTGAATGGTGATGATGGTTTGATCCCATGCCAAGGCGGCACCGCCGGCGCTGTTCAACTCGGCGGTGAACGGGTATGTCCGAAGGATCGACTTCTCTCCATCGTCCGGGGCGTCGCCGGTGAGCTTGATGCGTCCCATGGTAAAGGTCATGAAGTCGGAGGTCGCGCTCGGATCAACTGTGGCTACAATGATCAGACTGATCGGCGTTTCGGCGTCATAGAGCGTTTGAAGCGTGGCCGAGTCGAACAAGGCAGTGAAGGATCCGCTTACTTTGATGCGGCCGCGATCCATGTCCGGCGAAACATTCGACCCAAGCACCGCGCTAACGGGTTTCACTCCACCATCGATGGTGATCTGTGCTCCGGTGATATTCGTGACCTCGGCACCCTGCACGAAAATCGAACCGTTGAGAGCAGACATTACGGCGGTGACCGTTTCAGCAGCCGGCGTGGTGAAGCTTTGCGCCGCACCAAGCGTCCTCGAAAGCCCGACAATGTCGAAGCTGATCGAGGCATTGCCAGTTGCCGGAAGATTCAGGCTGATTGCACTGACCTTGCAGTCGTCGAAACGCTCGGAACGGGAGAGGTCGGAGTACCATTCTTCAAAGGTGAAGAAAACGTCAGTGTGCCCAGTGAGCGGCACCAACGACTTCTTGCCGACAACCGTGAAGGTGACAGAATCGCCAGCCGTCTTGGCTGCCGCAGGAAGGCCGTCCAAGAAGATTCCGGTCATATTGCCGGCGGTCAATGCGGTAATCAGGAAATTGCGAGCATTGTTGCCGACCCCACCGGCCGTGAAGCCTGACCAACGGCCGACGTCGCCTACCTTGAGACCTGCAGTCAAGAAACCGGCCGAAGCATCGACGAATTGCGGAGCGCTGACGGTGGCTGTAACATCGGTGCCGGCTGACATTGCGGATGTGGCGGCAAAAGCTTTCCGCAAACCAGCGGCCATCAAATCCTTGTAAGTGCCGGAGGACAGAAGCCCTTCGAGCTTACCTTCCACCTTCTTCAACCCGTAGGTGACGCCGGTAGATTGCTGATGAGATACGATCTCATCGTTCTCGAACATATCCCGCGTGGCGGTAAATGTTGAAGTACGACGGCGGAGAACTTGCCCGCCTGCTCCGGTCTTGGGCGTGCCAAGCGCGACCTGAGTACCGAAAATGGTTTGCTTTTTAATACCTTGCGCGAGTGGCATGGCTTAGACCTTTCAAATGTTTGCGAAGAACCTTACTTTAACGGGGACCACCCAACGATCTCCGTCAGCAAAGCCGGCTGGGATTTCCGGGGTCTGTTCGATTGTAACGACGACCCCGGCATTTGTGAACGTTGCGCCTCTAAAAAATATGCCACGTAGAAGTTCGGCCCTCGTCTGCGCGGCCCCAGTTCCTGTTTGCAAAGGATAAGACAAGGTCACCAAGAACACTCCCTGTTCTCGATGATAGGTGGAACCGATCTCTAAATCCTCCGGAGCGGCGAACAAAACGTCTGCCCTTTGCCAAGGAGTTGAGCTGTCAATCGGCGGCGTAAAGGCAACATTGGGCCAGGCTGTCGCCAAAGCGGGTACCATTGCATCCAAAGCCATTTCCAACGCAGCTTTGACTTTAACCGTGCTCATAGTTTCGCTGCAGCCTTTCGAAAGAATGTTTGAAATTCCACCGCCGTCAGCATAACCATACCTTGCGGAGCTTGCCGGTAAGACCACCCTTCTTCCAGTCGTTTGGCATAGGGAAGGTTGTTGGAAATGTAGTGAATTCCCATTGCGGTTGCTTGTTCGCCCAGTCCTTTTGAAATTCGCCCAATCGACATACTACCAGACGGGTCAATGACATCCACTTCTTTCGCGGTCAACATAGCGTTGAACGTATATTGCCAATTGCCTCGAAAGCGACCGCCAACATATCCGGGCGGCGGCGGACTTTTCCAATAATCCCCGTCACCGACCGGCGATTTCTGAACCACACTAATGCCGACATCCAAAACAACCTTCCGGACAACAGCGTCCATATTGCCCTTTGCCTTGGCTGCAAATTTGGACAGATCAGTGACAAAAGCGGCCATTCAATTTGTCTCAGTCTTGATGACGAGCAGTGTCATCCATTTCGAAGATGAAGATCGTAAATGACCGGGGTTCCAGCCGGGCTTATTTCTCCCAGTGTGACCACAGTGTATTCCTTACCATTTACGACAAAGTGATCGTTGAGAGTTACCGGGCCGGTAGCGTCAAGTAACAATTGCTGATCGGTGACTTGGATAAGCTGCCCTCGAATAGTGGTTGTGCCCGGACCAAAGTCAAAAATCGCCCCTTTGCGGGAGGTATCAACAAACGTCCGTGCTGCCGTCCCGGTTGCGGGGTCATAAGCTGCTGACACGTATTCACGTCGAGTCACCGTTTGTCCAAACTGTGAAAGCAAGCCAAGCGCGGTCTTGGCAAGATCGGAGTAAATGCTCATTGTTTGCAAAGTTCCAATGCTTGTTCCGGGCTAAAGCCTTCCTTGATCAAGGCAAGATAACGCGCCCGTGTTACCTGAGCTAAGGCCCTTTGCCCTTCAATGACCGC